GAAACTTGACCAACTTTTTTAGTTGCGTCTGGATTACTGTCAGTTGGTTTAACAACTGGTGCGCCTAGATCCTCAGCATCATTTTTCAATTTGCTTGGTTCTGCCGCTACAGCATTTTTCTTCGGAGCGTCTGCTTGTGGGTTAGCACTAGCTTCAGCTACCGCTTCTTTTTCCAAAGCCTCTACTTTATTTTCTGTCTCGGCCATTTAGAAATCTCCTTTTATTTAAAATAAACGTTTATTTTATTTCTCTATATGATATTTATAATATTAGAGATTTTTAAGAAAGGATTTAAAGACTTCCGCCTTAGCTTCTGCTAATTTGATAGACTTTGCTTTCTGTATATACTCTTTATATTCTTCAATATCACGTTCTTTAATAATACCATTATCCCACACCCACTCTTTGTTTTCCATAATGCCCTCTACGAAAGCGTCTGGAGCGCTTGGGTCTGCAACAATGTCAGCGGCAGTAGCTAAATAGAAGTCTTTTCCTACATAGTTAGCACCGTTCTTTTGAACCAAGGATCCCATACCTCTTGAAGATACTCCTAGTTGAGCGCCTTCGTCAATAAGACTTTTAACAATCTTACCGTAAGGTGTGTTCATAACCTTGGCTTCACCCATAAAATTTCTACCATCTGGTGTTAAAGAGGTTACCATATGTGATACTCTCTCCAAATTAACCGTAGGACCATCTGGATGGCCTAGTTCACCGAATGCTCTGTTTTTTTGGATAAATTCTCTGTTATATCGGTTTACTTCTTTCGCAAGAATATCGTTCTCATATATTCTTCCGTTTCTGTTTTTGATATCTGATTGTAAGAAGATACCATGTATCTTGTAGTCTTTCTTACCATTTTTTTCTTCCACAATATATTCTGCTTGTGAAATTTCTTCCGATATTAGTTTCATTTTGTCTCTCTCGTCCTTATATTTATAACAATTTTTATCTAAACTCTGCAATAATCGTATAATTATCACCTGAAGCAAAGTTTTTAGTAGATAAAAGAACGTCTCCAGTAGGTGTTGTTGAAGTGTTTATTACTTCATTACCTGCTGTTCTTAAATCCCAATATCCATTACCACCTAATATGGTCGCTGTTGCATTTGTAGCTCCGTCCCATACTAACTCAACTGCTGATTTAGGGTTAGCAGAATTAATAGAATACCATATCTTTGCAAGTTTTCTATTACCATCTTCGGTCATAAATGTGACCTCTGAAGCGTCAATTTTTTTGACTAAATTTTCGCCTGTGCCGTCTGATAAATTAGTCATCTTTACAACAAACTTTACGCCTGAAGTATCTGCTATTGTTTGTGTTGTTACCGTATCTGCCATTTTTATTCCTCAAATCCTGTTTCTTTATGGCACTCTAAACTAATATTAAATTTAGGTACCGTAGCGTCAGCTAAAAGTTGTACACTTTGTTCTTCTTTGTCAACCAACTTTGTTTCTGTTGGTTTTAATCCATAATTACCTCTGCCACTAATTACTAATTCTTTTTCACCTAGTGTCAGTTTAACATTACCAGTTCCAAATATTTCATAATTAACATTTGCAATACTAATCTTTGGTTGACTTGTTGCGTTCTTTAATTTAGACACATCAACTATCGTACCACCATCTGATTGAATACCTTTAATGTTTGTTATAACTTTAAAGTTATCATCAACCTTATGAACAATTGATTTAGATTCTTTATCTAAATTATCAAACCAAAGTATTGTCATTATTGCTCATCATAATAAGTTTTAGAAAGTTCTCCACGTTCTACCGTTTCACCTTTCTTTCTACATCTAATATAAACTTTTGTAACCTTACCAGTTCCAGGTGCCGTATATGTTCTAATACCATTTGCAATTACTGAATTAGCACCTGCAGCTGAATCAGAATATGTATTGGCCGCTGTGGCAGTATTCTCATATTGCCATACTTCATTTGAACCTGGTACATCTACCCACGCCATTATTCTAGTCCTATTTCCTTATCTATGTAATTATACATTACATCTGTTTTTACATTATGTTGAAGAGAAACTTTATCTATTGTAGTTTCTACTTCTTTAACAATGTCATCACTATCATAATTTACGTTATTATAAAAATCTGTAACCACATCTTTGTGTAAAGGTGGCAACTCTTTAAACGCTGAGGTATCAACCACGTCTTGTTTAATTACTTGGCTGACTTTCATCATTAGTTGCTGGTGCCTCTGCTGTTGGCGTTTCAGTATTTGGTGTAAACTGAATTTCTTGTCCAGTTGTATCCATAACTTGGTCAGTTCTATCAGACGGATCCGCTACTGCTGGTTTAGGGTCGCTATGTGCCTCTGGTTGAGGTACTCCATTAAATATTTTTCCAGCAATATCTTGTCTTTGTGCGTCAAGAGAATCTGCTACTTTATCTCTTAATGCGTCTTTAAAAACTTCACCTGCGCCTGCATTATCTCCGGCGTTTAACTTATCAATAAAATCTTTTATTTTTTCTGACATAATTTATTCTCCTATTTGATTTCTCTAGTAAATTCGCCTGCGTCTGGCATTGCGATTATACCATCATCAATTTCTTTCTTAATTTGTTTATCTATATCTGATATTTCTCTTTCAGTTTGTCTTAATACTTGTTTTCTAACATACTCAACAGAGAAATATTTACCAACATAATCTCTCATTGAATCAGCCAGTCTCAATCTTTCCATTAACATTTCTGACTCTTTCAATTCTGCAAAATGTCCATCTTGTAAGAAATTATATTGTATGTTGTCTCTCAACATAGACCATTCTTGCTCTGCAATTACACCTTTTAAGACTAATTGAGTTTTTAACAAATCATTAAAGAGTTCAGTAAATTTCTTTCTTAATCTTTGTACAAATTTTGTAAACTTCAATTCGTCTCTTGTAATTTCAGTTGAACGGCCTAAATTAAATCCTTGCGAGCCTTCTAATCTACTCACAGGAACGTTTAAAGAACGATATAGTTTCGCTCTAAAATACTCAATGTCAGCAATCTCACCTAAATTCTGACCACCTGGTAAAGTATCAATTTGTGTACCTCTACCACCTTCTCTACTTGGTAACCAGAAATCTTCCAACATAGACATATAGTTTCTATCGTCTCTGATTTCACCTGTACTTGCGTCATAAACAAGTTTGTTTCTATATCTTGCCATAACGTCTCGTAGATATTGTTCAGCTTTTGCTTTAGGTAAATTACCTACATCAATCTTAAAAATTCTTCTTTCAGGTGCTCTAGCAATTCTGTAAATAACTGAAGCGTCTTCTATCATACGCAACTGATTTACAGGCTTAATTGCTTTGTGTAAATATGATAAAACAATATTCTTGTTTTGGTCAATTATACCAGACGGACAAAATGCGATTGTGTCTGAAGCAATCTTAATACCACCTGAAGTAGTGTTTGAAACGCCTTTTTCGTTGTAGATGTAGTATTCTTCAAACTCATCAACAACCGTCAATCCATAAGGTGTAGGACCGTCTGGACGCTTCTTCCTAATCTCTCTTATCTTTTTGATTTTTCGTGGGTCAATGTATCTTAACTCTGTAATACCTTTGATTGGCGACTCTCTATCAATAACTTTATGATAGTAAATTCTACCATCAACGTACCATCTTCTAAAGATGTCGTGACCTCTAGTACCAAAGTTCATTAACCTTAATACTTCTCTGAATTCTGTATCAATTTTTTTCTTGATTTCTACACCGTACTCAACACCACTTAAATCCAGCTTTACTGCGTCTTTTAATTCATTGGCAACGATAGCCTCATTGATAATATCTTCAACTGCCATATCACACTCGGGGTGTAGGGCAATCTCTCTATATCTTCTAATAAGTTCCTGCTCGTTCTTAGCAGTACCCTCCATATCAAGGTACTGACCAAAATAACCACCAGCGGCGACGGTTTGTGTTCCGTCATCCGCTTGTGGTGTAGTAAAGCTTTGTTTTGGATCCTGGGTTTTTTTCGCCCTAGTGATAGAAAATCCAAATAATTCTGCCATTATATATCCTTTACTTTTTTACCTACTATTTATACTAGTATTAGGTAGTTGTATTACTTTCAAAGTATTGGTAACTGAATGTGACCTGAAATTCCTCTATCTGGTCATTCACTCCGTAATCCAAATCAATTGCACCTATTTCAGTCGGGAAAGCACCTCTTAAAGTGTACGACTTAATAGTTGCACCGTTTCTATCTAATTGGTCAACAAAAGCGTCAACTTGATAGTCAGCAGGATTTGTTAATCCTTCACCATCTGTTGCGTTATTGATACCGTTTGACCATCTTTCAAATGCGTTTCTTAATTTGAAATTTGTATCATTAAGTACCGTGATTGTCCAATCAGCATACGTTCTATCACCAGCTACTTTTATTTGTCTGCCTCTGAAAGGTACCGTGAACGATGGAACGTTCATTGCCGGTAACTGAGCGACTTTACATAAAAAAG